TAGATGTAGGTAATCTTCCAAAGATAAAAGCAGAACAATATCTAAAAGATGTTATGAATCGTTATCGTAACAAACTGGTATACGATGCAAATACTGGTGAGATAAAAGACGATAGAAATCACATGTCAATGTTAGAAGATTTTTGGTTGCCACGAAGAGAAGGTGGTAGAGGAACAGAAATTACTACATTGCCAGGCGGTTCTAATCTTGGTGAGATTGATGATATAGAATACTTTAAAAAGAAATTGTATCAATCATTAAATGTTCCACAAGCTAGATTAAATGCAGAAGAAGGATTTAGTTTAGGTAGAAGTACAGAGATTACAAGAGATGAACTTAAATTTACTAAGTTTGTTCAAAGAATAAGAAAGAGATTTACACCACTACTAACAGATCTTCTAAAAACCCAATTACTATTAAAAGGTGTTATTGGATTAGAAGATTGGCCAAAGATGGTAGAACATATTCAATATGATTTTCTACAAGATGGTCACTTTGCAGAATTAAAAAAGGCAGAATTGTTAGAGGGTAGATTGAACTCACTACAGACTATTGAACCATATATCGGTACATTTTTCTCAAAAGAATATGTATTGAAAAATGTGTTGAATATGACAGATGCCGAAATAGATGATATGCAAACACAGATTAAGAAAGAGGCTGGTATGGATGTTGATGATGGTGGAGTTAATGTACCAGATGCAACTGATGGAATCACTAGATACCCAAGTGTAGATGGTGGTGCTCTTCCTGCTGATGATGTTGCAAAATTTAGAGGCGAGGTAGAACCAGAAGGCGGTGATGAGAAACCAAAACCAAAACCAAATGGAGATGAAAATGGCGACAAGTAAAGATTTCGTTGATGCAGTTGTGAATAAAAATAACCTTGAAGCAGAAGATGCTTTTAAGGCTGCGATTCAAACTAAAGTTGGAGATGCTCTTGAAGCAAAAAGAAAAGAAGTAGCAAAAACTTTTGTTAAACATGAAACTCTTCCAGATGCAGACGAAGCAGAAGAATAATGGAGTTTGAAGGTTTATACAGTACAGTTCTTGAAAAGGACGAACACAAAAAATCTAAGGAGTACAAGAAATTGTCGCCTAGGATGAAAAAAGCTGTGGACGGAATTTTCAAAGTTATGGACGATAAACCTTCCGATTTCCTAAATACTTTTGAAAAAACAATTAAAAATGTAGCGAAAAAAAATAGCGTTCCAGAGAAAGATTTAATCAAGTACTTTGAACGAGAGATTTTAGACATATAGGAGAATAAAATGGCGTTTAAAATGTTACGACACATTGGTAAAATCGTTCAGGCAAATGACAGCGCAGCCGCTTTAGTTCTAGGGCCATTAGGGCCAAGTTCTGCTATCAGAATTTCGGAACATGGTGGAGAGAATGGTTTTGTCAAAATAACACAAGAGGGTACGACAGTTACAGCAACTAACGGAAGTTTCGTAGATGGGAATAGTGTAATCACTATGATACCAGAAGAAAGACCAAAAGCAATTCAAATTACAGCTGCAAGTTCTGCTGACCCAGTGGTACTAACAGTTGCAGATAGAGGCGAAGGAAGTGGTATAAATCATCCTTTTGCTGTAGGTGATCAAATATCTGTAGTAGATGCTGATGTTTCTGCATGGAATACACTACTAACAAATGTTAATGTATCTGCAATAGGTTCTACAACAATTACACTTGGTGCTGTTGACGGTAGTTCAACTGCAACTTTTACTGGTGATGCAACTGCAAGATCATGTTATAGTATTTCACACATAAATGAAACTGCTGGTTCTAATAGTAAAATCTATGTAGAAGAAATTGTTCAAGGACAACCAGGCATATAATAAAAATAATTATAGAACATTTTATAATTATAAATAAATATAATAAGTTTCGGAAAAGGTAAACAAATGCGAACTGTTAAACTAATTACAGAAGATATCCAAGACGTTCAATTCATTGCAGAAGATACTGCTGATGGTAAAAAGAACTATAAGATTCGTGGTGTTTTCATGCAGGCGGACATAAAGAACCGAAATGGCCGTGTTTATCCTATGGAAGTATTGACTAATGAAGTAAATAAGTATAGTAAAAACTTCATACAAAAAAAGAGAGCCTTTGGAGAGTTAGGTCACCCAGAAGGGCCGACTGTAAATCTGGAAAGAGCATCTCACTTGATAACATCATTAGTGCCAGAAGGTAAAAATTTTATCGGAGAGGCAAAAATAATGGACACACCTATGGGTAAGATTGTAAAAAGTCTTATGGACGAAGGTGCTACATTAGGTGTTTCATCTAGAGGTATGGGTAGTTTGCAATCCAAAGGTGGTGCAAATTATGTAAACAAAGATTTCATGCTCGCAACTGCGGCTGATATCGTTGCTGATCCATCCGCTCCATCTGCTTTCGTAGAAGGTATTATGGAAGGAAAAGAATGGGTATGGGATAATGGAAGTTATCTTGAACCACATTTGGTGGAGATGAAACAAAGACTTGAAAGAGGAAAGGCTGCAAATCAAGCATTAGAATTTGCTAAGTTCCTCAAAATGTTGTAATTTATAAATAATAGTTAATAACCATAGAGTTAAACAAAGGAGATAATCCCATGGCTGATCAATTAGACAAAACCATTGAGGAATTGGAAGCTGAAGTACTTGGTGAATTAGAAGAAGCCAACGGTGCCGATGCTCCTATGAAAAACGCTGCAAAAGCAGAAAAACAAGAAGCAGTTCCAAGTGACGGAGTCACTGGTAAAGCAGATGTCGGTGGTGCAAAACCAGAGGCTAAAGTAGAAAAAGGTGCTGATGAAGATCGTGGAGAAAAAGCGATTGGTAAAAAAGCAGCTGCACAATCAAAAGAAGTTTCAGGCGACGCTCAACAAAAAGGTGAGGGAAAACCAGATGCAATGCCGGTTGCAAAAGGTGATGCAAAAGAAAATAAACCCCTTGCTGCTGGAGATGAGAATGTCCAAGGCGAAGAAGAAATTGTCGAAATGACCAAAATGGAAATGAAAGACAAAATGATTAACGCAATGGCATCCATGAATAAAGAAAAAATGGAAAAACTCATGGCCATGTACAATAAGATGGACGAAATGGACATGGACGAAGCCCAAAAAGAAAAATCAGAGAAAGTCGAGAAAAGAGTAGCAGACATTGATGTTAAAGAACATGTCGATGCACTTATGAACGATGAAAATTCTGAATTAACAGATGAATTTAAGAAAAAAGCTGCAACAGTATTTGAAGCTGCAGTTAAATCTAAAGTGAGAGAAGAAGTAGAACGTCTTGAAGAAGAATACAAGAACGAACTTACTTCTGAAATTAATGAAACCAAAGAAGACCTATCAGAAAAAGTTGACAACTACTTAAACTATGTTGTCGAAGAATGGATGAAAGAGAATACTCTTGCAATCGAAAGAGGCCTAAAAGGCGAGATTGCTGAGGACTTTATCTCTGGATTGAAACAACTCTTTGAAGATCATTATGTAGACGTGCCTGACGAAAAGTACGATGTACTTGAGGCACAATCAGACAAGATTTCTAAACTAGAAGGTAAACTGGACGAAACTATCCAAAAGGTAGTAGAGGCTAAAGAACAGAATGCCCAACTAGTGAGGGAAAAGGTCATATCAGAAAGTGTTTCTGATTTGGCTGAAACTGAAATTGAAAAGTTTCAATCATTAGTTAGAGAAGTTGACTTTACTGACGAAGCATCATTTAGAGAAAAAATTGATACTCTAAAAGAAAGTTATTTTCCAAGAACTAAAGTAGAGATGAAAGAAACAATTGATGATGTAGAAACTGGCACCGTAAAGGACATTGACACATCTGATGCAATGAATGTCTACATGACTGCAATCGGCAGAAGTGTCAAGAGTGCGAATACGAAATAGTAACGTAAACTGTTAAAAAGGAGAGACACATGTTTCAAACAGAACATTTACAAGAAAAGTGGCAGCCAGTCCTAGAACATCCAGAATTACCAAAAATTTCGGATAGTTACAGACGGGCAGTTACTACAATTATTCTAGAGAACCAAGAGAAAGCTCTTAAAGAAGATAAAGCTTTCATGACAGAAGCCGCTCCAACAAACTTTGTTGGTGGTAACGCTTCTCTAGACACATGGGATCCAATTTTGATTTCCCTAGTAAGACGATCAATGCCTAATTTGATTGCATACGACATTTGTGGTGTGCAACCGATGACAGGCCCAACTGGTTTAATCTTTGCAATGAGAGCAAGATTTGCATCAATGGATGGTGCAGAAGCTCTTGTTGATGAGACAATGCCAGACTTTTCAAACCAAGACGCTGGTGGTGACACTGGTGGTGGTGACGTAACAGATACAGC